ATCCAGCTTATATGGTTTATTCATATACAGAAGATCCTAACTTTGATGATATATATTACGTAGGTGAAATAAAATCTATAACAATACCAGAGCTTAAAAAAGAGTTTCCAGATATTTCTAATGAAGAATTAGAACGTATCCAAAAAATGCCAGGCAATAGACAGTACATAACTGGTTGGGGCGGATATGATGAAAACACTGTTCAGGTTTTATATTTTGATTATAAAACATACGAAGATCAAGTATTTAAAATAAAACAAACAGATCAAGGATTAATGAAGGCTATTGAAAAGCCTGATACGTTTAATCCACCAGAAAGTGATATGTTTGAAAGAGTTTCTAGATCTATTGAGGTTCTTTATACAGGGGCTAAAGTAGTAGGAACTGACACAATGTTAAAGTGGGAGCTTGCTGAAAACATGTCTAGGCCTTATGCTGATACTACTAAAGTTGAAATGAATTATTCTATTTGCGCGCCACGGATGTACAAGGGTCGTATTGATTCTTTAGTTAGCAAATGTATTGGTTTTGCTGATATGATTCAGCTTACACATTTAAAATTACAACAAGTATTATCTCGCATGGTACCAGATGGCGTTTACTTAGATATGGATGGACTTGCTGAAGTTGACCTAGGCAACGGTACAAACTATAATCCCGCTGAAGCGTTGAATATGTATTTTCAAACAGGTTCTATTGTAGGTAGATCATTAACACAAGACGGCGAGCTCAATAGAGGTAAAGTTCCAATTCAAGAACTGCAAACAAGCAATGGTGGGGCTAAAATACAAAGCTTAATACAAACGTATCAATACTATTTGCAAATGATACGAGATGTAACAGGGCTTAATGAGGCTAGAGATGGTAGTTTGCCAGATCGTAATACTTTAGTAGGATTACAGAAATTAGCGGCTAGCGCATCTAATACTGCAACTAAACATATTAATCAGTCTAGTCTATATATAACATTAAAAACTGCTGAAAATATATCTCTTAAAATAGCTGATGCTTTAAATTTTCCTTTAACAGCTGAGTCTTTAAGAAACTCAATATCTGTATTTAATGTTAAAACATTAAAAGAAATAGAAGAGTTAAACCTATTTGACTTTGGTATATTCTTAGAATTAGAACCAGATGAAGAAGAACAGGCTAAATTAGAACAAAATATACAAGTAGCATTACAGGGCGGAGGTATTGACTTAGACGATGCTATTGATGTTCGCCAAATAAAAAACTTAAAATTAGCTAATCAAATGCTTAAAATAAAACGTAAGCATAAAATGATTTTAGATCAACAAAACCAACAAGCTAATATCCAAGCTCAGGCTGAAGCTCAATCTGAAACGGCTGAAAAAACAGCTATGGCAGAAGTTCAAAAACAAGAGGCTATTTCTGGTACAAAAGTTCAATACGAAAAAGCTAGAACTGAAATGGAGATTAAGAAAATGGAAGTTCAAGCTCAACTCGATAAGCAAAAAATGCAATTGCAACATCAATATGATATGCAGTTAGCGCAGGTGCAATCTCAAGCCAATGCTCAAAAAGATCAGCAAAAAGAACAATCAAAAAATCAGCGTATAAAAATGGAAGGTACGCAACAAAGTGAAATGATAAGTCAAAGAAAAAATGATGGCTTACCAATAAATTTTGAACAACAACAAGACGTTAACGCTTTTATGTAAACGTTATTTAATTATTTAATTATATTATATTATGTCAGAACAAACAACAACACAAGAAGATGTGAAACAGGAAGGTGACTTTAAGATTAAAAAGAAAACCCCTAAAAAATTAGTTCCACAAAACGAAGAACCTATTAAAGTAAACATAAAAGAACCTTTAGTAGACGTGCCTTCAGATACAATAAAAGTAGTTATACCTACTGAAGACAAAAAAGAAGAAGATGCCATTCAAATCGGAGAAACAAAGGAAGTATCTGTGGAAGAACCATCCGGAGATAGCGCAGAGATGGGAGAACCTGTACAAGAGTCCAACAAGGATGCTGAAGGGTTTTCTCCGATCCAAGAAGTAACAGAAGCTGAAGTTAAAAAAGTTGAAGCAGAAGTTAAAGAAGCTATAAGAGATGAAAAAGTATTAGGTAAACAGTTGCCTGAAAATATTGAAAAGTTAGTTTCATTTATGGAAGAAACTGGTGGGACAATAGAAGATTATACTCGTTTAAACGCTGATTACTCTAGCATTGACGATGTTACTTTATTAAAAGAGTATTACAAAAAAAATAAACCTTATCTAGAATCTGACGATATAGATCTTCTATTAGAAGATTTTGTTATTGATGAAGATATAGATGAGGAAAGAGATGCAAGAAAAAAGAAACTTGCATTTAAAGAAGAAGTTGCGAAAGCCAAAAACTTTTTAGAAGAGACTAAGAGTAAATATTACGACGAGATCAAGTTGAGACCGGGCGTTACTCAGGAACAACAAAAAGCTATGGATTTTTTCAATAGATATAATAAGGAGCAAAAACAAGTTGAGCAACAACATCAAATGTTTAAAAATAATACAAAAAAGTTTTTTAGCGATGATTTCAAAGGTTTTGATATCAGTGTCGGTGAAAAAAAATATAAGTACAATATTCAAAACAAAGATAGAGTTGCAGAAAACCAGTCTAATATAAAAAACCTCGTTGGGAAGTTCCTAGACGAAAATGGTAATGTTCAAGACGTTAATGGTTATCACAAAGCTATGTATGCTGCTGAAAATGTAGATAAGATTGCCTCTCATTTTTATGAGCAAGGAAAAGCAGATGCTGTAAAAGAAGTTATAAACAAATCTAAAAACCTTACTAACACTAAAGCTAGGACTAGTCAAGGAGACGTGTTTATTGACGGATTAAAGTTAAAGCAATTTCAGGTGCTGATTCTACAAAACTTAAAATAAAAACTAGAAAATTTAACTAAAAAATTAAACAATTATGAGTTTAACTCCTCAATTTGGAAGTTTGATTCCAAGTCCTGCACAGGAACTTTTGAATTCAAACTACCTACAATTTAACACTGGTGCTGCTGCAACTGGTGGCGATACATTCGCTCAGCAGTATTTG